ATAGCCACCCCAGTCTAATACATCTTTAATTACTGTTTGGAGAATATTGGTAACATTAACTTGTTCTCTTGTGGATTCAACTTCCTTGACACTTTTAGATTCTTTATCATAAACTGTTTTTGTTGTTGGAACTGTTCTAAATAAATCTTTGGTACCAAAAAAGTGATTTAACTCACGATAAACTAAATCGTACACTTCATCGTAATATGCGGCTTCATAGGATGAATTATAAAGACTTCTTAATTCGCTATAAACCTCATCGGCATTTTCTCTTATAAAGTCAGACAATTCATTTTCATCCATCTCCATTATTTGCTCACGGGTTATAATATCCTTTTCACCATCAATAGTTACTTCTTTTCCTTCAACTTCACTATAAACAGCTTCTCTAAGTTTTAATATATTGTCTTTATCTAATTCAGATATTACATCATTATATAGGTCGTTAGTATCCACATAATTAAAAAAATCATCAATATCATCACTTAAAACTTTTTCGGCAACTCCTCTCGCACCTCCACCCCATCTATCTACATCAAACAAACGAGATAAATCTTCTCGGTCAATGTTCATCCAGTATTGACCATTTATATTACTAACATCACCAAAGAAGGTTTCTGTGATGTAGTCAATAACGAATTGTGGGTCCTCATTGTAGTAGTAAGGCATGAATGTACCGAACAAATCATCATCTTCAATAAACTTATGTACGTATCTGTCAATTAATCCTTGTTTACTTAATACATCGAAAAATTTATTGTAGTCATTACCAAAGTATTTCTTGACTAAATCATCGTAGTCTTCGGTATTATCTATGATTGAAACTAAGCTCATGAATATTATTTTATTATAAATACAAAAAAGGTGGGATTTCTCCCACCTTCAACCCCTAATCGGCCACTAAATTATTTCTTTTCGTAATATTTCTCTACTGTCTTTTGTATTGCTGCTTGAACGGCCTGTTGATTAGTGGTTTGAACAGTCTGTTGTTGTGTTTGAGGTTGATTCTGATTGTTTTTTTTACATCCGCATCCCATAGTAGTAGTTGTCTAATTAAATGTTTATACTATTATAAATAGTGTTAGACATATAATAATAAAGAGAATAATTAAATCAATTTAAAAATATCGAATATTTATCTTAAAAGTATTTCATGAAATTCTTAAAATTAATATTAAGTGAGGGGAGAAGAGAAGATTTCTTGGCGAGGTTTCGTCAAAAGTTTTCAAACAATGATTTAAAAAACATCATACGCTTGTCTCAGGATTTGGCACCAAACAATAAGTTCTTATTGTTTTTGGGTAATGCATTAAATCCAAATGATGTTGAATCACAACTTAATAAAGCCAAAGAATTAATTAATAAGTTTGTTAAATACCAAAATGTCCTTGACCAAAGAGATATTAATCAATATAAAAGTTTGGAGGACATCCAAAATGCTATTTCAGCTCATGAAAATAAAGTTAGAAGAGATGTTAAAAAACTTGAAGGTGCTGACCAAGTATATGAAGATGACACCTTTAGTATTGTAACTCCACAAACGCATAAAGCTTCTTGTTATTATGGTGCGGGTACAAAGTGGTGTACTGCTTCAATGAATGGTGATACACACTTTGATAGATACAATCAAGACGGTAAGTTGTTTTACATTATAAATAAGAAATTACCTTCAAGTGATAGATTTTACAAAGTGGCCTTATTACAAAAATACGATGGGGACCAAACATTCTATGATGCTCCTGATGCTTCATTCAAAAATGGGTGGATATTAGGTACAGAAGAGTGGAAAAAAATGAATGATATAATTCAAAATTATTTGAATGATAACTTCTCAAGAGAAATTGAAATCTTCAAAGATAAAGAAAGGGCTAACAAAGAAAGAGAAAGAATAAGACAACAACAAGAGAGGGAAAGAATTGCAAGAAGAAGACGAGAGCAAGATGAGTTAAGACAAACGGACGGTTGGAACTTAGAAAATAATGACGATGAAGAAGTTGAAAAGGTAAATGCAATATTCCAACATCTGAATGATACAGAGAACTTAGACGAAGATACTGACATTTATGATTTGATGAGAGCTAATCACAGTCATTATGGGATGGACACTTATGAGTGGATACCAGATAGTTCAACATATGCTGTTGGTACATGGGACGAGGCATATGAGGCGGCCAAAGATTACGTAAGAAACTTATGGGATGACATGGGTATGGAAGCTTTCAGTAAAAGTTTCATTGAAAGCCATATAGACTTGGATGAATTAAGAGATTATTTTTATGAATTCTTTTATGATGACATCAGTGAAAGTCCAGAATCTTATTTTGATATGGAGGATTTAGGTTTATCTCAACAACAGCAAGAAAGAATTGAAAAGATTGAAGAGGAAATTGCTGAGTATGAATATGAGATGAATCAATTAGACCCTGATGAGGATGAAGATGAAATTGATGATTTCCAAAACTTGATAGATGCCTTAGATGAGGAAAAAGATGATATTGAATCAAATCCTGAGGGTGAAGTAACAGAAGAAATGATTGAAGAAACTGCAAACGAAAGAGCTGATGATGCCAAAGACAACTATGAATATTATATTGAAAGTTTTGGTATAGATATCTCCAATTATGTTGATGAAGAATCACTTATCGAAGATGTGGTTGATTCTGACGGTATTGGAAATAGTTTAGGTACTTATGATGGTCACGATTACGAAGTGGACATCAACGGTACAACTTATTATGTTATGAGAGTGGATTAAACCTTCACTAATCTCTTAAATTTTCTTATGTTTTCTTCAAATAAAAAGTGAATGAAGACTAACTGGGTATACAAACAGCCAATAGATTTTGAACATAAACAATATGTTCTTTTAGACTACTATCAAAAAATTCAAAAAGAGTTTGATGATTTAAAACTATACCCATCTTTCCAACAGGTAACTCTTCATTTAGCAAATATTAGTTCGGTTAAAAATAAAAACCAATACATGTCTATTGGTCGTGAATTTACTGAACCTGATGATGAAATAATGCTTAATGAAATAAAATATCACACCGTTAGGAAAACAACACCTGAAGAAAGAAAAGTTATTCTTGAAGTTAGTGATTTTGCTCGTGATAAACTGACCAGTCTTTTTATGATTGGTAAATCATTGTGGGAGATTGTTAATGAATCTGTTTCATTAAAGTTAGTTAAGAATTCAGAACAAATAATGACAGGTAATGGATATATCAAATTTAATTTGGATAATACATTATATATCTATGAATACCGTTTGAGACCAGCAATCGATGGTGATTTTAATACACAAAAATGTTTTTTAAATAAAATATATGAAGGGGAACCAAAAGGTTTATACCAAACAACTGTAGATAACACTAAGTTTTATAACCCTGAGATTTCAAAGGAAGACTTAGTAAAATTATTACCACTATTTGAGGCAAGTTTTGATAACAAATATCCACTTGTAGAAACAATAGTTCCGATGATTAGGAGAAAGATTGCAAATTATATTTTGCAAACAGTCAAAATAAACGAAATAAAAGAAATTGTTAAAGATGGAAATTCAAAAGGTAATTGAAATGATTCAACAAACTCCGAATGATATGGAGTTAGGTAGAATAATTAGAGAATATTATTGGGCTTGTGAAGAAACCAGATAATATAGTTTGGAATGAAGAGACTCGTAAGTACGAGGCATCCATTTTACCTTATGGTACAAATGTTTCGGCACCTGCCATAATATTGGATGACGTTGGGGCATTTAAAGAAAGAGGAGTTACTAAAGTTCAAAAGACCTTCAATGCAAAATACAAAGAGTTGGTTGATGACTACAATGAGTTATTGGATTCGGTTAAATTAAATAATCTAATTTATAATTCAAATTATTCATTTGAGCCGGTTATTGGAGAAATTTATCATTTATATGAGAGAAATAATGGACAATGTTTCTTATCTTTGATTGGTCCAAAAGAATGGAACATGAAACACATAACGAGCGTTAGACTTAATTCAGAACACAAATGGGTTTTAATAAAAGATATGTAACCAAAGAAATGATTATCGGATGTGATGAATCACGTCTTAATAAATTATTCAATGCTGATGCGTTAATAATGGATGTATGGTCATCGAAGTTCTATGAATTGTTTTCGTCTGGTCTAACAAAAGGTGAGATATTATTGATGTTTCACAATTGATAGTTTATAAATTATTTATTATATTTTTTTAAAAACAATTTTATATGAAAACTTTGAAGAATAGACAAACAGGAAAATTAAAAAGAGTTTCAGACAAAGAGGCTCATTCTTTGGTTAGTATGGGTTACTTAGGTTGGGACTATTGTCCAAAAAATGAATGGAAAACCTTCAGAAAAAACTCACCATCACAGGTTGAAGTTGAAAACACAGAAGAGATATCATCAAATCTATCTGATAAGAAAATTAGAAAACAACGTAAAGAACAAAAACGTCAAAAACATGAGTCAAGAAAATAAAGAGATAATAAAGTCTTTAGAGGGTAAACTTAGAATGCCTATTCATATCTCTTACATTGCTAAATACATTGTTAAGAAAACTCAAGAAGAAACAAAAGAGATTCTTGATAAAGCAATTGAAGATGGAATGATTGAGGAAAGTCCATTAGCTAATGGATATTATGTATTAAAAGGATATAATAAGAAATGAGTTCGGAATTAGTTAACCACCCAAATCACTATGGTGGAAAAGATAATCCATATGAGGTTATCAAAATTGCTGAAGCAACGGGGTTAGATAAAGACGCATATCTTTTTAATGTCTTGAAATATATTGTTAGAAGTGGAAAGAAAGACGGTAACCCAACTGTTCAAGATTTAAAGAAAGCGTTATTCTATTTAGACAGAAGAATTAAAGTAATTGAAAGTGATGGAGAATAATAAAATATATAATGGTGACAGTCGTGAGTTGATGTCACAAATGGAGGAAAGGTCCATCGATTTAATAGTAACAAGTCCTCCTTATGGTGTAGGTATTGATTACGACAGTTGGGATGATGACAAACAGATTTCAGAATACCTAAATTTTACTAAAGAATGGTTGAGAGAAGCATACAGAGTTCTTAAAGATGATGGTCGTATTGCCCTTAATATTCCTTATGAAATTAACAGACAAGACAAAGGTGGTAGAGTTTATATTTCTGCTGAAATTTGGATGATAATGAAAGAAATTGGTTTTGGTTTCTTTGGTATTGTGGACCTTGAGGAAAGTTCACCACATAGAAGTAAAACTACGGCATGGGGAAGTTGGATGAGTCCCTCGGCTCCATACATTTATAACCCTAAAGAGTGTGTTATTTTGGCTTACAAAAAGAAACACAAAAAAGAAATTAAAGGGACACCTCAATGGGAAGGGGAATATCAAATGGTCCCTAATGAAAAAATTGAGGGCGAGTTTAGAAAGAAATTAGTCTATGATGAGAAGGATAAGAAAGATTTCATATCGTTGGTTTACGGACAATGGAACTATTTTGCGGATACCCAGCAAAAGACTAAAGCAACATTCTCATTAGATATTCCATACAGAGCAATTAAAATTCTTTCATACAAAGAAGATATAGTCTTAGACCCATTCAACGGTTCTGGTACAACTTGTTTGGCTGCCGAAATGTTGGGAAGAAAATGGATTGGGCTCGATATCAGTGAAAATTATTGTAAAGTTGCCAATCAGAGAATAAAAGAATATCAACTTAATCAACAACAATTAGAAATTGTTTTAGATGAACATTCAAAAAATTAAAATAATAGATGATGATACAATAGTTATTACAACTGTTGATAATCAAGTCCTGTGGTTTAATAAGAATGACTTATCAGGACCTCACCGTTCGTGGTTTGATAATATACTTGCTTGTTCAAAATCTCTAGTAAATGAAACCTCTCAGAAATGAGAGGTTTTTTGTTTATGTAAATATTTATTGTTATGAATCTAAATGAGGAAATAAAAAGAATTAAAAGTCTGATGTTGGAAAACTCAGACCCATATACTATTTCAACTCAAGGTAATGTTAATGATGTACCCGGTATTCACATTTCAATAGGTGATGGAGAAACTAAAATGGGACACTCAAATTTATTAAATTTTAATGATTCAAGTGAGTGGGACCCAGATATATTAAGATTATTAGGTGATAATGGAATGTTTAATAACGATAATTCAATTTATTTGTATGATTTAGAAGTGTATGAACCATACAGAGGAAAAGGACTTAGTAATCAATTAATGGATACTTGTCATAATTTGGGAAAAGATATGGGAATAGAATACATAACATTAATAACCGGACGTAATAATAATGTTGCACAAAATTTATATAGGAAATATGGTTATGATGTTTTTAACTCAGATGATTATAAAGATTTTTTCTACAAGAGATTGTAACAACAAACCTCTCAGAGATGAGGGGTTTTTTGTTTAATGATATATTTATAGTAAACGTTTTTAAATATGAAAAAAGTAATAAGATTAACAGAAGCCCAACTTGAAAATATTATTCGTAAAGTAATTAGTGAGGAAGATAATAAATCATATAAAGGTTCACTTATAGATATTGCTAAAAAAGAAAATCTTTTACCTAGTGATTTTAAAGATGAAAGGGAGTTGTTAGCAGACCCTAATAGTAATTGGGAAATTATGAACGTTATTGGTAAAGTTAAAGTTGCTGGTGTATCAAACAATTTAATAGGTAAACAATTTAAAACGAGTGATTTCATTGATTTAACCGATGGAGAAGAAATTATTTTTAAATCAATAACTAATGATACTGGTGTTCATTATACAGTTGATAGAAAAGGAAAAAATGGAATTAGAATTTACGGTTCTTGGAATTGATATGAAAAAAATAATAAAGGAATCTGGATTAAGAAACATCAAAGCCTTAGCGGAAAGATACCCAAAGGCTAAAATTTATTTTCATCAGGATTTGGATGGGGTTACGACTGCGTTGGCTATGAAAAACTATTTAGAGGACAATGGAATTAAAGTAGTTGATTCAGAAATTATTCAATATGGGGATAAAGAGTTTGCGGTAAAAAAACAAGATGCTGAGGGTGATACGATGCCTGTGCTTGTTGATTTTGCTCATGGTAAGCCAATGTTTGTTATTCATACTGACCACCATGATTCTCAAAGCGGGGTTGAAAAAGATACTGCAACATCGTTTAGACCATCTCGTTCTAATGTTGCTACACTATCACAGGTTATGTCACCAAAAGATATCTTCCCTTCAGAAGATATCAGTTTAATTTCAACTGTTGATTCTGCCGATTTTGCTAGATTTGGACTACAACCTAAAGACATTATGAATTTTATTTTCCAATTAGATTCGAATGAGGACTTACAAAAAAACAAATTTGCTTTAGGTTTAGCAACTAACAAATTGATGTTAGCATATAAAAACAAACCTGGGTTTATGGAAGAGTTGGTTATGACATCTCAACCATCTCTTTTAAACATTTATCAAAATATAAAGAGAATAGCCAAAGAAAAAGGTTATGCATCACCAGAACAAATGGCAAAAAACCAAGAGTTATATGTTCAAGCACAGAAGGAAAATCCAAATGTTAAATATGAAGATGGTATTATTGTTCAATATGGTGGTGGTTCTATGATGAAACCTGGTTCTTATGACCGATACACACCATTTGAAAACAATCCTGAAGCTGACTTTTTAGTAATTGCATGGCCGATGGGATTGGTACAGGCATCATGTAATCCTTTTAAAACTGAAAGAGAATTAAAAGGTGTAAACTTAGGTGAAATAGCACAAGAAGTCTTAGCCAAATGGGAAGGACAATTAAGAGAAAGAATAATTCCTCTTTCCACCATTAAGTGGGTTTCAGAAACATCATTAAAAGATGGTTCTGTTGGTTTTACAAATGCTGACCTTGAAGCTTTTTACGGTGATAAGATTCGTTCAGTTGACGGAGGTGAGAATAAGATGGAAACTTTAAAACAGATTATGGATATTCCATCTACTGAACTTACTGATGAACAATGGGCGGTTTTGGATAGATTAGGTGTACCAGCGTGGGAAATGATACAAGCCAATTCTGGTGGTCACAAATGTATTACAAATATATCGGCATTGAATTATTTTGGTAGAGGTAAAAGACCACCACAAGGGTCATACAAATATAATCCTGATAGTGGTGATGCACCATATGTTAAGTTTGCTAAAATGATTCAAGCTGAGTTTGTTAGATTACTCAAAGAAAAGATTCAAAGTAGTAAAT